GTATCGTCTATCAATGCCATTACGCAGCACCTCCAAAGATATTGTCGAGCATCGTGGTCATGGCTGCCGTTGTCATCAGATCGGCCTCGCTCATCAGCTTACTGCCGCCGGAAGAATCGGCATTGCAGCCAACATACACATTGCCGTTGAACCGTGCGTTTCCGTTCCAGTCCAGGGCGTAGGCGTTTGATCTGCGGGAGTCGTTTATTCCGTTTCCTACAATCACAGCATAGGTCGGGTCGGCGCTCTCACTACTTGCACTGTCCTCTGCGTTATACTTTCCGGAAACGTGCTGGGCCATCCCGTGGGCTATTGTACGCCACCCCTCTGCGTGAGACTGATAACCTGCCGCAACTGTGTACCCGCCTTGTGCAAGAGAACAAGAACCGGACGCTTTCGTCTCTTGCCCAAAGGCCTGACTGTAGACTCCGCTGGCTTCAACGTTATACCCGAACGCGATGCTCTTCCCGCCAGCAGTTGTTCCAGCCTTTCTCCCACCACTCAGGGTTGTTCTCAACACGGTATCCAGTATGTCAGCCTTGCCGGAAAGCAACCCGGCGGTCTCTTCCTTGATAGCCTCAGTGTCTTCCTTGATCTGCTGTGTGTCGTTCTTGATGCCGCCAGCCGTCTCCGCGTATCCTTTTGCCAGCGTTGCTTCAGCATTCGCGGCTGTTGCGTACCCGCTTGCATTTTTCGGAAGATCGACAATGGTGTTTCCGTCAGCTTTCTGCCAGTTTGTGTGAAGCACATTCACCTGCTCTGTGACGCCATTGACGTTTGTGTACTCCGCACTATCAGCATATGCCAGCGTTTCCGCTACCGCTCTTATCCGATCAGCGGCGACCTTCTTTTGAAGCGCGTCCTCTGCAAAATGCCCGGATACTTCTGCTTCGAGGTTCGCCAGCCTGCCCATTCCATACGCGTTGTTGCTTACAGTGGCAGTTGTTCCGTCGGCGAGACGCCATGAAGAATTCCCTGCCATTTCTGTCTGCGTATTGCCGTCTTCGTCTTCCCACGACGCCGTGGCGTAAATACCCGCCACACTAGCCTTTGCCTTGGCTTCGTCGGCTAACGCCCTGTTCCGGTTCGCAGCACCTGATGCATCGATCGCGCTATTCTTCGCTCCAGTAGCGCTGTCCGCGCTTCTGCTGGCATCATTCGCATATCCGTGAGCGATCTGGGCCTCCGCGTTTGCAGCCGTTGCGTGCCCAAGGGAGTTGTCCGGAATCGTAAGAGCCGTTCCGTCGGCCTTCGTCCAGTTTGTGTTGGTCGCTGTCAGGGTCTGTACCGTGCCGTTTGCGTTCACATAGGTTGCCTGACTGCTCTTCCCGGCGATCATAGACTGAGCTTTCGCATAATCAGCGTCCGCTCGGCTCTGGTTCGCAGCGTTCTTGTATGTTTCTGCCGCGTCCCGATAGCTCAGTATCAGGTTCACCCAGTCGCTCCGTGACGCGGGAATGCTCCCGCCTTCGATACCGGTTACGCTCCTGTCCACCAGCGTCGGCACGATCCTGCTCTTCCGGAGCAGCGTCACCTCGTCTGTGTTGCTCGGGTTCTCCGGGATGTTCAGTGCCCGGATCTCCGTATATCCGATGCCCTCCACCGCCGTGCAATCAGCCGTTACCGTCCACGTCAGGATGTTGGTTGCATCATCAAACTCGGAGCTTGCCGGAAATGCCTCTGCTGCGTTATACGGCTTGAACAGAACATGGAACCCGACATCGCTGTACCGTTCTCTCAGCTCTTCCACCCAGCTCGTCATGTCAATCGGGACGACCAGCGATTCGTTCTCGTTTTCGACCCCGATCTGAAGGTACTGGAGCTTCTCAATCTTGACTGTATCCATCAGGGGTTCACCCTCTTCCATCCGTATATTCCGGTCATCCCGGTTTGTACGCTTTCCCACTTGCCGAATTCAAACGGCTTTTCGTTCTCCGCTGTCAGCACCACGATTCCAACAGGCAATGCCCTCTGCCAGAGTCGCGCCTGCATCTGATCCAGGATGCCTCTCAGACCCATAGCGAACCGTTTTCCGTCCTCGTTCCACCTCTCCGGAATCGGGGGAAACGGGATGGTGCTTCTGGGAATCTTTCTCTCGCTCATTCGTTTCCCTCCTTAGTCCGGATCAAGCTCCAGATCTACCCGGACGCCGCCGGATATCTGGAATGGCGCGGCGCTGTAGCTCTGGATCTCCAGCCGGAAGATCCGTCCGGTCAAATTCAGATGCAGCCGGAGTATCTTCCCCGGTTTCACGGCGACGGTCTTCTGCTTCAGCTTCTTCTCCGTCCGGATGCCGACCCGCAGTTCAAACGGAACTTCCGTCTCTACCGTCATATAAACGATGAATGCGCTCTTGATGGAGTTTTTCAGCCCCAGATCCTGATATCCGGAGATCCACCTGGAGAAAAGCGCCCTGCCCACATCGTCCCGCATCTCGTATACCCGCCCGGGGTCGGTGGCTGATGTGTAGAACAGCCGTTCATTGAACGACATGAACGATTCCACAGAGATCTGCGTCCGCAGAGCCAGCGTCCCTTCCAGCGTGTTATATTCCAGCACAGCGTTGCAGAAGCTGCTTCCGTTGATTGGCAGCGCGAGACAGTATGTTCCATTCCGCATAGCCGCGCATGTCTGATCAATCGCGTCCCGGTTCACCTGTTCGTTCATCAGGACGTGTACTGCTTCCTGAAGGAAGGGTGTCACCGATACGCCGTCATAGCGCATCAGCCCGTGTTCGCCAAGCATGTAGGCGTAATTGCCGTATATCTGAAAGGAGTCCTCTTCAATCGTACCGCCGCCATACTGCTGCTGAAAGGAAAACTCACTCGGCTCCGCCCCGTACACCCGCCACAGCGAGTTGCGTTTTACCGCCAGCAGGGATGATCCAAACTGCCTCAGAGCCACGAACCTGTCTCCGTCCCAGGTGGGCAGCAGGTTGTCCCCAGCTCCGTCTTGCGGGATGGTTTCGTTCTGCTCCCAGTCAAAGGGATCAAACGGTGCGCTGTAGACAAGCTTGTCCGGGTCTTCCTCGATTCCTGCTCCCCAGATCCGTTCATTGTATCTAGCAATAACGCCAAACTTGGCCGGGGTATTCACCCGAATGACTGACAGATCGTCCCCATACATGCAGTACATGCCAGCCGATGAGTTGGTGAACAGCAGAATGTCCACCGGATCTGTGCCAATTTCTTCCCAGTGTTCCGCGTTCCACGCCTCACCGGCGTCGCTGATAGATGTTGTGCATTTATAGTTTTTGATGCCGTGTGAGCACCTTGCGTTCAAGGCATATGCTTTGCTTGCGCTGTATTCAGGATAGGCACTCACTTCGTAAGTCACCCAGTCGAAATCAGAGTATTTCCTCTGATAGTTCAGATAGGTCGTATTCAGATACCGCGCAAATTCCCAATCATCAGCCCCGTCCAGCTGTTTCGTGTAAACGCCAACAGCCCACAGGCCGCCCATGTTTTCCGGCTGTTCCAGCGTAAAAGCGGCCAGCATGGTCGTCCCGGCATTCGCTCCGAACCGCCGGTGCAGGTAGCACAGCGTCCCGATGGCGCTTTCCAGCGTCTGATCGATGGGCAGCCCTTCCCGCATGGGCCGATAGCTCCCGCCCGCCACGTTGACGTTCTCCATTTCCCGGGCGTACTGCATATTCATGTTGTACCCGTCCCCGGTCTGGTTCAGCCCGCTGAACTGAGTGATGTTAAACGCGGTCGAGTAAAGCGGTGTTGCCATGCTTCATCCCTCCCTCATACGGGAATGTTGACGAAACGGTTATACCGCTTCAGCGTCCCGTCCTCGTTCAGTCCATCAGCCCCGCCTTCATCGGAGATCATGGCCAGCACTTCCTCGAAATGCCGCAGGAAGTAAAGCCCCCGCTGCTGCTTCTGGGGGTTGCCGTTCCTGTAGACCAGCCAGGTGGCATAGTCTACCAGCGCCCGATGCGTCCACCTCGGCAGGTTCGGCTCGTCGTCGTCATCCTCCAGCTTCGGATAGTCGTCCGCTGGCACATGGTTCTTCGCCCATGCCTTGACCAGCCGGTCATATCCCTCGTTCACGTAATCGTCCACATGGGGGAGATAATCGTCCAGGTCATCCGCGTCGTTGTTGGTCTGGAACATTATTTGTTCCTTGATCTCCGCAAAGGTCATCTTCCGTCACCTCACAGCTTGGGATATTTCTCCCGCAGGGCCAGAAAGACCGGAACCGGCACGTCCACATACTCGCCCCGGTGGATCTTGTAGTGCTTCTCTTTCGCCTCGTTGGCCACGGTCACATGCTCGTACTGATCGACCTTCGCGTCCTCGCCGCCGGGAAGCTCCGGCAGCATGATCCGCACCGTCGGCCCGACATATTCCTCTTCTTTCTTCTGCACCACGGTTGTCAGGCTTTCCCGGTTCAGTTCTTCCGTCTTGGTTGCCATTGTTCGGCGTCTCCTTTCGTCAAAAAGGGGGAAGCCCCAAGCCGGGGCCTCCCCTTGTCATACTATACCGTCAGGATCAGGCGCTTACGCCATGCTCAAGCCTGACGATGAAGTCGTCCTGGAGAACGGTGCAGGCGAAGAAGGGAACCTTCCACGCGAGGCTTCCGCGCTGATCCAGGGGGTCTTCCGTACCGCTGGAGCCAAGAGGCTTGGCGATGATCCGGATGTTGGGTTCCTTGGCACCGCCCAGGCTGACCATGCCGTAGGCATCCTGACCGTAAATGATGGAGGCATGCACCTCATCGCCGCTGGTCGCGCCGCCGCTGGGCGTGATGGTGATGCTGCTCAGCGTACCGGTTCCCATGCCATCAGGAATCCAGCGGAGCTTCACGGCCTTGGTGGCGGGCGTCACCTTCTCGATGCACACCGGGGCCACGTACTGGGTGCTGCTCTTGGTGTAGTTGATGTACACCAGCTTGCCTTCCAGCTCGCGGGCGATGTCGGTGGTCAGGTCGGTCGCGGTCACGGTGGCCACGCCGGTCGCCTGATCGAAGGCGCTCACGGTCAGGGAAGCAACACTGTTGTACAGGTAGCTTTCAGCGGTAAAGATCTTGCCGTTATCGCTCTCGAAGAACTTCACCTTGTACAGGATGCCCAGCATGTACTTGGACTCGCGTTCCTTGTCCTGGTACTTGTTGGCGTCGGCCCAGTTCGTGTCCTGGGTCAGGTCATAGTAGGTGTCATGGTCGATGATGGCGTGATAATAGCCGTCAGAGAAGGGCTGCGCGCCTTTCTTCTTCAGGTTCCGCACCACCTTCTTGATCATGGCGTAGGTCAGCACGTCGCTGCTGGTCAGCGCGGCCCGGCTGGTCTTGTTGCCGGGATACATCACGTTCAGGCCGGTCATGATCTGGTCGCGGGCAGCGGTGTCAATGGACAGGCGGGCCTGACGGATCAGTCGGTCGCCAATGGCGTCGGTCTTCTTGTCCACATGCCACAGATCCAGCTCGTCCGTGTAGCCCATCCAGCCGCCGAAATTCTTGGTGGCCACCTCAAAGGAGGTCTCGGTCAGGGTCTGGCCGTCGGGCGTCACACCTTCATGCAGGGGCTTGGTGATCGCGGGCAGCTCGGTGTACCGGTGGAACCGGACATACTTGCCGCTGTTCTTGGGCAGGGCCACCTTCTGCGCATCCCTCGCGTAGATCAGATTGGGTTCAACGTTCTTCAGCGCCTTGCGCTGGATGTAGGCTTCAGCCAGGGTGGGCTGGAGGCCGGAAGCGTAACTGTAGTTCATATTGACATTCGGCATATCTTATTCTCCTTTTCATTTTGCGTAGTAGCGCCCCCCTCCCTGCACTTTCTTCACGAAGCGGTCGAACTGCTCATCAGACATATCGCTGATGGCGTTTCCGGGCGCTCCGTTCGCGCCGTTCGCGGAACGCATGGGAGCGGATTTCTTCCGGCTGGCGGTTTTCTGCCGCATCTGATCAGCCACGTCATAGAAGTCCATCTCCCCGGATACAATTTTCTCTTTGATGTCCTCGTTGTTCTGGAATTCTGCGATCACATCCGGCCCGCCGGACGCCTTGATCCTGTCAGCCTGATGCTGGAGCATGCTGATCCGCGCCGTGATGACGGGATCGTCGCCCTGCTGCTGTCTGCTGACAAACTGTCCCCGCTCGTTCCGGGGCTGGGGTTCCTGGCTCTGCGGCTGCGGCTGGGGCTGTCCCTGGCGGTAGCGCACCAGCTCCTTGGCCGTCTCCAGATCCTTCACCTTGCCCGTCCGGACAAGCTCCTGTGCTTCCTGGTTCAGCATGTACTCCCGCATCGGAGCCATCTGGGCCTCGAAGGCTTCCCGCTGTTCTGCCAGCGCCTTCTCCACGGCCTTGCTGATCCGTCTCTGCACATACCCCGGTTCCTGCTGGGTTGGCTGCTGTGCGGTGGTCTGCTTTTCCGGTTCGCCGGTACCTTGCGTCCCGTCCTGCTGACCGTCTTCCTCCAGCGCCTCGTCGATGTCGATTGAGTCGTCCTGCGGTTCCTCGACGAGTTCTTCCTCCAGTGAATCTTCTGTCGGATACTCTTCGTCTCGGATGTTCTCGTCCGTAGCCATAAGGTTTCTCCTTTCGCATCTGCAAATCACAGTATACGTTTCTATATACAAAAGCACCCGTAAATCGCGGGCGCTGTTGTATCCAGATCGCCCTCAAGTGTGCATGTGTCGCCACAGAGGCCTGAGGGAGTTGTAGGATGTCGGCAGGAAGACCCCGGACGGAAAGGGGGAACCGTCCGGGGCAGAGGCCCGCCTGGTATGATGGCGTCCTGCCGAACTTTGGCCTCTTTTATTATACCGAACGTTCGTGTTTTTGTAAAGGGAAACGTTCGTTATTTCTCGCCCTTGGCGACCACATACCCGGTTACAAAGCCGCCTGTAAACGCGGCGACCACCAGGATGGAAACGATGATCGAAACCATGCTGTCCTCCTTATGTCGGCAGGGGCGCGCCGGTCGGCTGGCCCATGTTGTTCCTTGCCGCTGTCACGATGGCTCCCGGCTCTTCCTCCATGCTGGGGACGGTTCCTCCGGGAGTCGCCGTGCCGCCGGTCTGGGCGGCCCCGCCGCGCCGGTTCCCGACGGTGGCCAGGGCGTTGGTCATCTGGGTGGCCGTCTTCCGCAGGTTCTGGTTCTCGTCCTGCATCTGCTGCATCTGGGCAGCCATCTGCTCCATCTGGGCCTGCATCTGCTGCATCTGCTCCTGATAGGTTTCGTTTGCCCGGATCACCGGCAGGATCTTGTCCTTACCGTCCAGGTTCAGAATCTCGAACAGGCTGCTCAGCGGGAAGAACTGCTGGGCCTGGGCGCTCATCGTGTAGGCCTCCATGAACATCTGGTTCTGGTTGGCGATCCGCTGCGGGTCTCGGCTGCTGACTTCGATCTGGACGGTGTAGGGGGGCGGGTTCGCCGCGCCCTTCGTCTTCTTCCCGAACAGCTTCTTCGTGTCCACCCGGATAGCCCGGATCTGTTCCCCGGTTTCCGGATCGATCCGTCCCCGGTTCGCGCTCCGTCCGGTAATCATAATCACCCGGTTATCGTCGTAGAACTGAGCCATCAGCCAGACAATCTGCTCCACGATCATCTTGAAGCCGTACTTCAGCTGCTCCGTCCGCATGCTGGCAATCTTGCCGCCAGCCTGGATCAGGCTGTTGATGGCCTTGCCGGACACGATGCCGCCGGTGGTCTCGCCGCGTGTGAACTGGTTGGAACCGGAGTCCGCTTTCAGATCACTCTCCAGCATGGTCATCATGCTGACGATTGACTGGTTGAACGGGTTGTTGCTCAGCCACTGGATGCTCTCAGGGGTAATCTTGTCGCCCTCGATCACGTCGTTCTGCCAGTCCACCAGCGCCTCCCGGTCAATGCCGCTTCCGCGCTGAACCAGCAGCCGTCCCTTGCTGGACATCCGCATGTTCATGTCGATGTAGGCCATGTAGCGGTTAATGTACCGCATCATCGGGGCCAGCTCATGCACCAGCCCCTCGCCCATCATGCTGCCTTCCATGCTGTCGTGTACGTCCAGCACGAAGGGATACATGCCGTGGGCGTACACGTCCTTCTGTACGTCCAGCAAAGCGCCGCCAGCCGCGTAGGCTACGTTGATGGTGTACCGCCTGGTGCTGGCGTTGTACTCCCGCCACCAGTATTCGATCATCAGCGCTCGCTCTTCGTCGTTCCCGTGTTCGGCGTTCAGCTGGCCCTCGGTCATGCCTACGTTGTCGTGGGTTCCCGTCTCGCTGCCCACATACCGTCCCTCGTCCGGATAATGCTCCCGGAACCAGGAAAGTGGCCGCCAGCTCACCTTCATAACCGCCCGACAGTCCTGGATGTTCTCCGCTGTCGGATCCCACAGGAAGGCTTCCAGCGGCCAGCGGATCAGGGCGATTTCGCCCTTCCCGTAGGCCGCGTCCTGATCCCAGGCGATCTGGGTGATCGCCGTCCCGACGCCGTAGAAGTCCTCGCACCGCCGGTAGTGGAGCTGTTCAAAGTCGTTCGCGCAGTAGATGACATAGTGCACCATGTCCTGGATGTCATCAGCCGCTTCCTGCATGTCCTGCGTCTCCGGCAGCAGCTTGGCTTCCGGCATGCTCAGCATCTGATCGGCCACCACGTTATTGATGGTGCTCTTCAGCGTCTGAAGCTGGAGCGTCGGCTTCCCGTTGTTTGCCAGCGTCTCCGGGTTGTCCTGCCACGGGTCTTCCATGTGGAGGGTCTTCCGCATGTCCCGGGCCTCGTCATGGATTGGCCGGTTCATCTGTTCGAAGATATCCAGCCGGTCATAGATCGTATCCAGCAGATCCTGCTCTTCCTCCGTCAGGGTCTGCTCGTCCATCATCATATCCTCAAGCTCGAGGTCGATTTCCTTGTTGGTCATGCTTCTTCCTCCAGACCGTCAGCGGGTTCCGCTTCCGGGTTGCTCTCTTTATGATTAAGCACGGCGGGCGGCCAGTGAACCGGAAGGGTTCCTCCTCTCATTTTTAAAATTTTTTATTTTATTTTTGCACACGAAGAAGGGAAGCCCGCCGCGCTTAATTTCGTTGTTTGTGGCCATCAGCCGTAGTAGCCCCCGGCCCCGCCGTATGTGCCGCCATACGGCCCGCGCCGCTCGTCCTCGTCGAAGGGACTCGGCGGCCTGTATTCTCTTGCCGGTTTCTTGGTCGGACTGATGGGGTGTTCCATCAGGAAGTACCGGGTCGCGTCATAACAGTTATGGGCCACAAAACCGCCGTTCACAACATAATCGTGTGTGCCCTCAACCTCCATATTAAAAACGTCAGCCCGTCCGGCTGACGTTATGGAAACAACCTTCACTTATTCCACCTTCGTTTCACCGCGCAATCACGGCTACAACATTCCGCTTTTGAATACCTGTTCACGCGGAACGTTTTCCCGCAGTAAGCGCAAACCCTGTCAACATCGTCTGCTCCACTTTTCCGTCTGAATGCCGCCTTGCAGCCGTTACTACAAAAGCGGTTTTCCTCCGGGCCGTAATGATGGCGGCTCTCAAACTCTTTGCCGCACTCAGTGCAGACACACCAAATCGGCTCCGCATTCTCCCAATTTTCTTTTGCTCGTTCGCTGTGCCATTTCCGTCCGGCATCTGAGCGATGCCATTCAGACGCCAGTTCGCGCATGTCCTTGATGTGCTTGCGCTGGTATTCTCTCCTCGACTCAGATTTCTGATGAAAAGAGGAATGCATCCAGGCAGGCATCAAGCATAGGTTCTCAATCTGATTGTTCGACTTGTTCTCGTCAATATGATGAACATGGTAGCCTTTCAACACGCTGCCGTTGTGGTATTCCCACACGGCAACATGGAGTCGCTTCCCGCGGTGCTGAAAATAATTG